CGCCGCACTAGCACGCGCCGCACGGCCAGCACGGCGCACGGCCTGGCCAGCACGGCGCACGGCGCACCAGCTAGCACGGCCTGGCCAACACGCGCCACGCGCCACGCGCCACGCGAGCGGGTCCCATCCTTGTTGGGGGGGGGATGGCTTGGGGGTGTTCTTATCTTACCAACGATACCCGTGACGAAATTTTATCTGCTATGCGCGCCCCCCCTGGGAGCGTGATATCTGATATACGGATATCGTCTGGTAATGGAGGTATTACACGTAATGCGATGTAATTACATGTAATAGTTACGTTCTTAGTATTAGCGTTCTCGTAGCTGGAGGGCATACTGAGAAGCTCTTTCTGGGCGTGTTCTCACTATTCTGGTCTTATTATTCTGTCTGGAGTTACGCCGATGGGGCCATAATAGCCCCGGAGGTGTGACGATTCTTGGAATCCTTGCGCGCACGTGCGTAAGAGCGCGTCTTACTCTTACTCTTTCTCTTTCTTTTTTTCTTTTCTCCCCCTTTTCTTTGTTTCTTTCTCTCACGTATGTGGATACTGTCTGTATCGGACCCTCTGTCCCAGCATTCTGAGCAGTGATCGTCACCCAGGTCGGTATCCCGGTGTCCGCAGTACTCCACGTTCACGCAGGTCCCGTGTGATGCTCTGGGCATGTGCTCGGGTTTGGTGATACGTTCTCTGATATATGTCAATAGATGTCCAGTGGGATTGGTATCCGTTCCAGCCGCTTGACGGCCAGGTCCAGATATTCACTGTTCAGGTCTGAGCCAACACATCTCCTATCGAATCTCTGTGCGACCGCCATCGTGGTGCCGGAGCCGACGAACGGGTCGAGTACGGTTCCACTTGGTGGACACCCTGCCAGGATGCACGGCTCCACCAGCTTCTCAGGGAACGTGGCGAAGTGAGCTTCGGGATATGACTGGGTGGTTATCTCCCAGACGGAGCGTTTGTTGCGTCCTGTCCCGTCAGGTTCATACGGGATACTGACACCAAAGTTCGCTCTGTTGTCCTGATGGTTCGCTTTTCGGGAATGATTGCCTGATCGCATCTCTGTGCTAGGCTCCTTTATCGCATCGTCATCGTAGTAGTATCTCGGACTCTTGGTGAGCAGGAACACATACTCGTGGGCCTTTGTCGGCCTATCTGTCACGCTCTCAGGCATGGGATTAGGCTTGCTCCAGATGATGTCGGAGCGTAGGTACCAACCGTCGGCCTGTAGTGCGAACGCCACACGCCACGGAATACCGACCAGGTCTTTGGATTTTAGTCCTTTGGTATCAGATGCATAGCTATCCCCGAGGTTCAGCCAGAGCGTACCCGTTGGCTTCAGGACACGCCAGACCTCGCGGAACACCTCCACCATGACGGTGCAGTATTCCTCTGGTGTTGACTCAAGGCCTACCTGCCCGTTTGTGTCGTAATCTCTCAGTCCCCAGTATGGCGGGCTGGTGACCACGCAATCCACGCTGTTGTCTGGTATTGGTAGGTCACGGGCGTCTGTCAGGTATAGACGCACGATCCCGTTGGTCCAGTGGACGTTCATTCGGCCTGTGGGTTCTTGCCCTCACGCTTCGGCATGATGTCGTTCTTCTGCCCTCTTGACGATCTGCCTCACTCTTTCGCTTGCTATCCCCCAGGTCTCACCGATGGACGCCAGGGTCTGACCCTCCCGACGAGCCTTGAGGATCAACGCCCGCCGCTCGTCGAACCACTCAGGGTCTTGCGTGTAATACGGCCCCTTGGGGGGATCATGCGGGGAAGCATTCCACCAGTCTTCGTTCATATGCATGATGTCGTTCTCCTGTGGGGATGTTCTGTTATTATATCATAGGGACAGATACGAAATAGATACGGTACGGATATTGACAATAATGGGGTGTGAGGGTACGATTATGGCCGTTATGGTGGATAAGAGGTACACGCGAATAGTGGATATGCACGGTTTCGGCAGGGTCACGCGCAGGACGAAGGACATAGCGCGTGCGATAGTCATGGAGCCGGAGATGAGTTACGGGGACCTGGCCGAGAGGTTCGGGGTGAGTCGTCAGCGTGTGGGACAGATAGCCAGGAGGCTCGATGTGTCCAGGGGGTACATAGGGGGTACTGGATGAAGGAACTCGCCGGGATGGACAGGACCGAGGACAGCATCAAGCAGCGGCAGAGGGCGTGGCTCGGGGCCTACAGGGTGTCCGGGTCCGTCAGGACGGTGTGCGAGCAGACGGGTGTGCCCCGTAGCACGGTGAAGAGCTGGGACCACAGGGACCTGTACGGGTTCAAGGTAGTGTACAGGGAGGCGAAGGAGGATTTCGCCGACTACATCGAGGAGATAGCGATACAGAGGGTCGAGCAGCAGAAGCCCGGGGACAACCCGGTGTTGTTGCTGGCCATGCTCCATGCGTTGAAGCCCGATAAGTACAGGAGGAACTCCGACAGGGGCGACACCGGTATCGGGCAGGAGATAATGGGGGAGTTCAAGAAGTACGTCAAGGAGACCCAGAAGGCGGAGCGCGAGGCCGAGAAGAAGAGGAACAGGAGCAGGGACGACAGGACGGACTCGGAGATCGATCACGACGAGGCCGTGGAGGAGGCGCAGAGGATACTGGCCTCCAAGAGGGGGGACGAGTCACGGGAGGACGGTGACCCCGATGGTGGTGGCCGATAGACCCGCACCGGAGATAACGGAGTACATATTCTCCAGGCTGGACTTCCTCCCCACACCCTTGCAGGCCGAGATACTGAGGTCCAGGGACAGGTTCATACTGGTGGCGGGCGGAGAACAGGCCGGGAAGTCCATGGTGGCCTCCAAGTACCTGTTGTCCAGGTTCCTGGAGCACGAGGAGCCCGGACTCTACTGGCTCGTCGCCGCAGACTACGAACGTACCAGGGCCGAGTTCGACTACCTGGTGCAGGACCTGGCGTCCCTCGGGGTGCTCGCAGAGGTCACCAAGAGGGTGGACCCCGGACGCATCATACTGGCCGACGGGACTCGTATAGAGACCAAGTCCGCCAAGGACCCCAGGACACTCGCCATGAGGGCACCCAACGGGATCATAGCGTGCGAGGCGTCACAGTTGGACCTGGACAGCTTCTACAGACTCCGCGCCCGCGCAGCGCCGAAGAGGGGGTGGCTCTTCCTGTCGGGGACGTTCGAGGGGTCGCTCGGGTGGTATCCCCAGTTGTTCGCGTCATGGCAGGGCCCCGGACAGGACGGCAAGAGCTTCTCGCTGCCCAGCTACTCCAATACCCACCTGTACCCGGACGGCATAGACGACCCGGAGATACAGAAGCTGCGGGACCAGAGCAGCGACGACTTCTTCATGGAGCGCATACAGGGCGTGCCCAGCCCGCCGCAGGGACTCGTGTTCGGAGAGTTCAGGGCTGACATACACATAGACGAGAAGGCCGAGTACGTGCCCGACGAGCAGGTGTACCTGTGGATGGACCCCGGTTACGCCGGGGCCTACGCCGTGCTCGCCGTGCAGGAGCAGAACGGCCAGATGGTCGTGTTCGACGAGGTGTACGAACAGGGACTCACCACGGACGGGGTCATAGACATCACCACCACCAGGCCGTGGTGGAGGGACGTTCACTCGGGAACCATCGACATAGCGGGCTACCAGCACCAGGCCATGTCCGCACCCGCCGAACTCTGGATGGAGAAGACGGGCATATACCTGGACGCACAGAAGATACGCATCAACGAGGGCACCGAGAGACTCAAGGGGTTCCTCAAGCCGGACCCGATAACCAACAGGCCCGGGATGGTGTTCTCGCCGCGGTGCCGTGGCACCCTGTCGGAGTTCGGGGCCGTCCCGAGCCCGTTCGACGGGCAGACCAGGGCCTACAGGTGGAAGACCGACAGGGAGGGCAACATAGTGGGTGACACACCCGAGGACAAGAACAACCACGGTATCAAGGCCGCCGTGTACGGACTGGTGTCGCGGTTCGGGTACGGGTACGTCGGCAACAGGGGCCTGATAAAGGTCAAGAGG